GGTGGGCGTAATGGAGCTATCCGAATTCATCCACAAAAGCGCCCATTGGCAGGAAGAGGCCAAGGTCCAGATGGAATGCAAAGCCGTCCTGGACCTGCTGGAAGAGGACCCCATGATGAGCAATTCGCAGATTGCGGAAAGGTTGGGGTGGTCGCCAGCAACGGCTAATAACAGGCTCACGAAGCTGAAGAAGATGGGGATAATCAAATTGGTGAAGATGTGGCAGATAGAGTTTAAATAACTTATTTTTTGCCACATTGGTTATTTTTGAAGTTTTGGGTATAAATAGAATTGAGTCTATAGCCTGACCGATGACTCTAGGAAAGACTGCAATCGGTTCATCTTCTAAAGTCGGTCAATCCTATGATTCTGAAATCGAAGGCGTCTATGAAGGGTCTCTCGGAGAACTCACAGATCGCGAATTTAAGGCCAAATTTTCAAATTCGGATCATTCGACGCGATTTGCGATGGACAAAGGCATTCCCAAATGCATGAGGTTCCGGCGTACTTCCTGCGCCTGTGGCGGAAAAATATTGATTGAATCCGACGGCAAGGCAGTATGCGATTTATGCAAGACGATTTTCAATGATGGGGGGAACGTCGAAGGCCTTAGAAAAGTCACTTCTATTTATTCAGATGGCCGAAAAGAAGAGGCCGTTTTGGATCATTCATGGGAACCTCGCAAGGGCGAACATGGTCACAGTCATCTTAACAAATTCATAAAGGCATGTAGAGCTTAACGCCCGTCGGAGCGGTAATCCGGTTTAAAATTTTTATAGCTTTCATCGAGGTGCATTATGCTCACATCCTCCAAACCCAAGCGATCCGCCAAACCAAGATGCGGCCCCAACTATCCTCATTTGCGAGATGATGGCTTGGATGAAGTTGAGCGCTTTCGCAAGTTGCATATAATTGATGAAAAATAATAATGCTGAATTATACGAAGGCTGCCCGCAACATGAGCATATAGCGAAACGAGGCAGCCTACAAATTATGCCGAAATTTGCAAAAGATATAGATGGCCGCCACTCGCGGAGTTTCGAGGCGGCCTTTGCGATCATCATCTATCCCTCTGAGCCGAGGTTTGTGTCCTCCTTTCCTCGGCTCGCTAATTATTGCGATGAAGTGGGTGTGCCCATTGATGATTCGCATCACAGTTACGACCGAGCGGGATCTTACCCCATTCAAACATCTGCAATCAAATACCTCCGATTGGCCGGGCGAATGCTCGGCTGATTTTCTACTTACCAAAGGACTGAAAATATGCTATGCCTAAACCATTGCCAGAAGAGACGCGACAAGGAATCATAAAAGATCTTCTGGAAGGGCGTTTGGACCTTGAAGAGATCGCTGCAAAGCATTCTGTATCGAAGGGGCAAGTAAGCAAGATTGCCAAGAAGCAAGGACTGTCTCGTAAGGGCAAAAAGCGAAACGGTTTACAATCAAAGTTTCCATCCGAAAAACCTATACCAGACGCGCTCCTAAAACTTGAAACCTTTGGCCCGGAAGAACGTCTTAACCTCATTGATGCGGCCCTAACCCAACTTAAAGCCATTCTTCCTAAAACCAATTATTCTAAGGGAATGAACGAATGGACGGCCTCAGTAGAACGTCTTTTTGAGCAGAGAAGATCGGAAGAACCGCCACAATCTGGCAGCGAACAAGAGATGCTAGACAAAATCGTAAATGCATTAGACCAACATGCCGTCTCTGTTTCTCCCAAAGCAAGCACAAGTCTACCAGGATTGCCTAAAGACGCGGCAAACACTGATGTACGGCTCGGTGAGGAGCGGCAAGACTGAGATTCAGCAATATTGTGCGGTTAAAGCTATCAAACATCTTCCGCCCGGGAACATCCAATTCATAGGCAAAACCATCGGTGCATTGCAAAGGAATCTAATAATTCCAATGCAACAAAAGTTTCCCGGCCATGTAAAATATAATCGTAGCACAAAGACACTTCGCGTCTTCGGGCGCGAGTGCTGGGTGGAAGGGGCCACCAACGAAGGCGCAATCGAGCGCATCCAGGGCGAGTCTCTTGTTGCCGCGTTTGGTGACGAAGTTGTCACTTGGCCCAAGAACTTCTATGAAATGCTGGATACAAGGCTATCCGATTCCGGTTCTATATTTATCGGTTCGATGAACCCTGGCCCGCCGCAGCATTACATCAAGCAGTTGATAGACCGGGAAGAAGAACTCGGTTTGGCTTTGGATGGCAGAAAAGAGCTACGTTCCTGGCGTTTCATTCTCGATGAAAACACGTTTCTCGATCCTTCTTATATCGCATCCCTGAAAAAGAAATATCCCAAAGGCACGGTTCTTTATAGGCGCTTCATCGAGGGGCTTTGGGTAGCCGCAGAGGGCAGGGTTTACGGATTCTTTGATGAGAACCCAGAAGCCGGATTTGTGGTAAACGCGGTTCCTCAAAATTTCACGCAATTCTTGGTAGGCATGGATTACGGCATAGCAAACCCCTTCTGCGCCGCTCTTTGGGGGCTGGCGGGCGGCATTTGGTACTGTTTGAAAGAGGTCTATTGGGACAGCAAAACCGAAATGAAACAAAAGACCAATCCTGAATATATCGAAGAGTTGGCAAGGTTGTGCTACTGGAACGATCGTCCAATCTTCCCTACAAAAATTCTGGTTCCGCCTGAAGAGCCCGGATTCCAGCGAGAATTGAAACAATGTAAGTATCCTCAGCTTTCGTCCGTCAGAAGCGCGGACAATGCAATTCTTCCGGGTGTCGAGGATGTGACTGCAATCCTTTCCCTTGGTAGGCTGAAAATATTCCATAAGTGCGAAAAAACCATTTGGGGCCTGAATGACCTGCGCTGGGATGAGAAGAAGCAAGCACAAGGCATTGATATGTTTTTGAAAGGCGGCTCTGGCGCTCCCGATCACTCCGCTGATTGTAGCCGATATATAGCGCGCGCTGCCGCAAAAGAACTCAGAGCAATGAGACTGATCTAAATGATTACCCCCGACAATCTCCAATCCCACTTCCAGCGCGGCAAGCCCTGGCCCCCAGAAGAAGACCTAGGCCCCGGCAAGCGCCTAACCATCTATGAGGAGAATCTCAAGCTCTGGCAGCGCAAGCATGATGAGGTCTATACAATTCTGAAGAATCTTTATGCGGATAGGGAGAAGGATTTTAATAGAATTATATTCATTATCAACTTCCATAAACAACTCTCCACATTTTGGGCCGATCTCCTCCTGAGCGAAAAGCCCACCATGATCGCGGGCGAGTCCACAGGCGACACCAAAGCACCTGAGCAAATTTATTTGGACTCTCTAATCCCTCGCCTCTCCCTCTGGTCCAAAGCATATGCTGCCAGGGTTGACATGAGCCGCTATGGGGCGGGGATCGCAAAGGTATTTGCGGAAGAGGGACAGCCCGCCAAATTCCAGATCGTGGCTCCCAAGAACTGGTGGCCGGTGGTAGGCCCCGATGGCGAAGCCGTTGGACACATCATTGCTTGGTCTCAAGACAATCTAATCCTGGATGTGGAAATCCACAGCGCGGGATTTATCCAAAGCAGCAAGTTCCTTCTAAAAGAGGGACATATCAATTCAGATCCATTTGATATCGCAGAAGTCGAAACGGGTTATGACAAACCTCTTGTCTTTCCGATGCTGAATGCTTGCACATCGGACGATATTTATGGAACTGACGATTATCAGGACATTGACCCGATAGTCAAGAGACTGGAGATCACTTTCACCCGATCGGGCCGAACCCTGGACGCACATAGCGAGCCCGCGTTTGCGGTGCCCGAAGAAGCCCTTGGGCCGAAAGACCCGGTCACAGGTGAGCGCAAGTATAATGCTAAGCGGCGTATATTCCCGCTGGAAGAGGGTGGCCAAATCCCTCAGTACATCACCTGGGATGGGCAGCTTGTGGCCTCGTTTACGCTCATCGACAAGGCGCTTACACAGCTCTATACAATATCAGAAACATGTAAATGTGCCTTTGAGCCGGATACTCTCGGCAATGCCATCAGTGGTAAAGCACTGCGAATGCTCATGATGCGCCCGCTCAAGAAGAGCGAGCGTTGTAAATTGCAATATGATCCTGCATTCAAGCAGATTTTGGAAGCCATTTCTATTCTCGATGTCAAGAATGGCATCGAGGGCGCAGTGCCGCTTGAGAATATTCAGATCACCTGGAAAGACGGCTTGCCCGACGATGAGATGGAGTTGGCGCAAATCGCCGGCCTAAAGCGGGCCGCTGGCTGGAGCGCGACCGAAGTGCTGATCGAGGCAGGGAAGACTGAAGAACAGGCGACGAATATAGCGCAGGACGCTTTGGCGGGTGTTTGAGGAGGTGGCAAATAAATGCAGAAAACATATCGAATGCGCTTGGAGCAATTTGTCGATGGCGTGTGGGAAGATCAGATAGTAGATACCATTTTCGTTGATGAGTCTATCGATATCACATCTGGCAAATTCCAAGCATTTGAAAAGAAAGTCCGAGACTTCATAAGATCACTGAACGGATGATCTCGATGGCATGTAAACCAAAGGAAAGGGCAAGGGCGGAAAGCCCAAGCCCAAATAGTTTTTTAGCAATTATATTTTCACGGAATAATAATCATCATAATCTTTTCACAGTCCGCAGCGCCGATCAGGCCCCGGACTTCCAACCATGACAGAAAACGACCCTGGCACCCCAATCACTCCGGCAGCTCCTATCGTGGACCCCGGAGCGAATAAGCCCGGTCCCTACAAAGTCTTTCAGACTGTTGAGCAGTACCAGGCATCATTGAATCGCAAGCTGGCAAACTATGTCCCAAAGACAGAGCTTGAAAGTGCTCTGCAAAGGGCAGCCGCTTTGGAAAACTCCCTCGGAACCGTCCAAACGGAAATACAGGGCCTCAAGACCAAGCTCTCAAGCTACGAGATCGGCGATCTCAGGACCAAGATCGGCAAGGACGTAGGCTTGCCCGCTGAATGGATCGAGGACATAAGGGGCACCGATGAAGCGAGCCTAAGGGCAGATGCCGAACGCTTGCGAAAGAAGCTGGGGATCAAGCACAAAGACGGGAACCCCGTGCCGCCAGTAACTCCCGGACAGCCGATGACCGAGAACGAAGAAATGAATGCTGCTCTGAGAGCGTTGGCGGGCGTGGGTGGACCAGGAACGAGATGATTTTATGAGTACTTACGATGAAGTTTTGGCCCGATCCGGCCTAGTGTCGGCAGGCATGATCAACCCGAAATACGTGCCGGGCGTGATCCAGGAGACTATCAGCCAATCCGCTGTTATGCCCCTGATGAGAAAAGAACCGAACATGACCACCAAAATCGAGAGCCGGGCGGTAATGTCCCTGTTCCCCGAAGCCTACTGGGTGGACACCGAGGCCGCAGACGGCACAAGCCCCGAAGTGGCAGGCGGCGCTCTCCAGACTACAAAGCAGGGCTGGACCAACGCCACCATCACCGCCGCCAAGATGGGCGTTCAAGTACCCATCCCAAAGGACATCATTGCAGACCTGGCGGAAGGATACGACCTGTGGGCGGAGATCAAGCCGAGGCTCGCCGAGTCCATTGCCAGAAAGTTCGATCAGGCGGTCCTTTGGGATGACACCAACGCACCAACCGCATTCCCGGATAGCATCCTGGCAGATTGCGTCTCTGCGGGCACCACGCTTGAGCATGGCTCTGATGCGGACATGAAGGATCTGTATGATGAGATCTTGGGAGAAGGCGGCATATTCTCGCTCGTGGAAGGCAAGAGATACAATGTAGATGCCATTGTTGCAGACCTCGGCCAGAAGGCAGCCATGAGGGGCGTGCGGTCGACCGAGGGCATCCCTCTCTGGTCTCAGGAGAACGGCCAAGGCAAGCCTCGGTATTCCCTTGCGGGTATCGATGTTACTTTCCCCGAGAATGACAGCCTTCCGCCCGCAAGTGCCCTCATGATCGCGGGCAACTGGAAGCGGGCCTTCTATGCATGGAGGCAGGATATTCAGCTCTCCATGAGCGACACCGCGGTGATCACCGATCCGGCAACTGGCCTCACCCTCCTGAATGCCAATCAACAGGATGTGGTCATTCTGAAGGCCACCTGCAGAATTGGATGGTGCTGCCCGATTCCGGCTGATATTGCAGGCACTTCCAACCGCTACCCGTTCGCGGCTCTGCTTCCGGCTGCTTGAGGATGAGAACATGAGAAAAATCCTCATTCTTTTTGCCCTTTGCGTATTGCTTGCGGGACTGGCGAGTGCTGACTGGTACCCTAAGAAAATCGGACAAGGAACGCTTCTGCAAACCGATATAGGGGCGAATAACATCGAGGGGTTGACATCAATCCAGACGATCGGAAACACCACAGTCGGCCCGGTTGTGGCGGATGCCGACAGACTCCTGAATGATGATGCCACCAGTGCATCGGCAGCAACCAACAATACAACATTTGCGGCCCAACCTGATTATCCGCGCTCGATTTCTATCACACCAAACCAAGCGATATGGGCAGAAGTGATGTTCACAGGCACGGATATCGCAAGTGCAGCCATCACCGAGAATATCACATTCTCCAATACAAGCGCCGTCAAGAGTACTAACCGCGCTTTCAAGACTCTCACTAGGGTGGACTACAACGCTACCAAACAGGGCTTCGGAAGCACGGCTCCAACGTTCGATGTCGGTGTGAGCGACAAGCTTGGACTGAATACGAAGTTGGCTACTAACACCGTTCTGATGGCCTCACTCGATGGAACGAGAGAGGGGACCGCACCCACGGTAACAGTAAATTCCACTGTTATTGGCCTGAATACCGCCGATCTAAGCAGCGCCATGAGCGGCAAACCCGTGGAACTCTGGTATATTGTATAGGCTTCGGCCTATAATTTTATTATAATGGAGAATAATAATGACCGATACCGCAATATCCAATTCATATATAACCACTGATACCATTTTCGAAACATACCTGACAGGAGATCCAAGGACGTCAGCCATTGCATTAAAAGCAGCATCTTCCGATGTCCAAGCATGGTATCTAAAAAAGGCTACACAAAAAATTGATAATCTTGCCCTCAAAGGCACCACGTATTATGAATTTGTGAATAGCTCGCCGGGATCTGGGCAGCAGGACCGGCAATTTCCCCGCTACATCGATGGCATGTGTTTTGGATGGAATGTCAACACATTGCTGCCAGAAGTGCCTAAAGAAGTTTTGGATGCTTGTTGCGAGGAAGCAATCGCCCTCTATGACATCCAGAACTCGCCCGACAAGAGGATGCGGCTCGACTTGCAACGGCAGGGAGTAACTTCTGCAAATTATGGCGGAACATCCGAGCAGTTTTCACAGAATCCATCCGGCAGCATATCCGGCGCAGGCAACCGCTACAAGGGTCTGATGTCGAAAGAGGCTTATGATCTGCTGAAAGGATACATAGCAGGCGCGATAGAAGCATCATTTTCCTAGATTACCGGCTGAAGTAGCAGCGGAGATGAACATATGACTGCACCTTCTGAAAAAATATTTGGCAATTCTATAGGCGGATTCGTCCTATATGCAAAATCAACTGTGGATGATACCCTGACGGCCGTCAAGGTAAACCCGGCAACTGGTGCCTTGCAAGTGGACACCGAACTAACCGCCACCATCGACCCCGCCGGCTTGGCGCTCGCCAGCAAGCAGGCCGATCTGGTAGGCGGAAAATATCCCATCAGCTTCCCTCCTGCCAAGGTACCGACTACTCTCGCAACTGCCCAAAGCATCCTGGCAGCCAATCCCGCCGTCGAGACCACCCTAACCAATGCCGCTGCGCTCGATGTGGGCGCATATACGGATATCGTGGTAGCTGGTGCAGTCACATTCGGTTCTGCGGCTGCTGCTAATGCAGAGGTGGCGATCTATGGAAAGATGGCGAGCGGCGACTCGTTCACTTCTTTGTACCTCGACAAGAAAACCGTGACTGCCTCCGCTGGCAATGCAGTCCCATTCCAGTTCGATGTTCTGGATATCAGGGGCTGGGCGTACCTCAAGGTCACATGCAAGAACTTGGACACCACGCCAGGGGCAACGCATGATGCAACCATAACTGCCAAAGGGATGCTAATTGCATGAGCTTACGAAGGCGAAGGCCCGCACAATGGCTGGCCCTCGAATCATCCAAGGCCATCAGCGAGACCATCAGTATCTCCATCACCCGCACAGCCGGAGCACCTACAGCAGCCTGGCGAGTCGTGGATGGCGGGCAGATCTATGAGTATGCAGGAGACGCGCTCTCTCATGTGGTGGTAGTTGGGCCGTGCAAAATCGAGTGCCGGATAGCGCCGAAATGGATTTCTGCGCTGGACTTTTCGGCACCATGCTCGCTGATAAAAATAAAGAATCTCAGAAAGTGCGAAAATCTTGCGAGTTTCATCTCGCATTGGGATACAGAACTTGCTCTAGATACCTACGACTTCCCACCAACGTTTTCGGGCGTTTTGTTTTTGGTATCGAAGTATTTTACCGGGAATTTGGCGGAATTTGGTGATAATTTCTCTGTATTCTATATCTTCGGTGATTCGCCATCCAAAGCTATTACAGGTCTGGTAGGGGACATCATAGATATTCCCACCAATGCCACAAACGTAATACTGGAATTTTGCCCAAATCTCACCGGCACGGATATACATCATCTAATAGATATACATTCTATTAGCTTCGCCAATTCATCGATCTTGCAAGCACGCGTCGATGCCATCATTCTCGATATCTGGCAGCATCGGGCCGATTTCACCTATGCGGGCGGTATAACCTGCAATTTGGATGGAAACAATGCCGCACCAAGCGGCAATGTCACCGCGCCGGAAGAGGGCAGCGATTGGCATTTGGATGGCGAAATCTGGATACCACTGACGCCAGGGGCAATGGTCTTCGACCTCGTAAATGATGTCAATAGCGAGGGCTTCAATTTCTGGAATATCACAGTAACTTAAGGAAGTGTTATGTCAATGGCAATGTATCAACCAACGGTGGATACTCTGTACACTACTCTGTATCCCGCAACGAACGGCATCCTAAAAGACAACTTTGTGCCCGCTGGAAAGCGGTTCTTCGTGAATAATGCTGTCCGGGTCTGGACACCGGAGCAATGGGCGGCGGGTGTTGCGGCTGCTGGAAGCGACGCGGCATATTGCCAGCAGCTCACGGTAGCGACTGATGAGCGAGACGGCTATTAGGGCTGGCTAATCCTTTTTCCGAAGGTCTTCATGCTCTCCGATCTCTCAGCATCCGATATCCTTGAGATCATTCGCACATAACCAAGAGATCCAGCAATGCCAACAAACCTCTCTGCGATAGGCGACAAGTACGCCGCCAAAATTTCTCAAGCCTTCCAGGACTGGCGAGATGCATATGAGGCAGGAGAGGGTGCTGGGGCCATCCACATAGAACCATTCGATCCAGAGCCCTATATCCGGGCCTGTTATGCCGAGGCCGGGGCGGCGGGCGCAGAGGCCATCCTGGAGCTGATCGATGTGCCGGGGATTGGGTTTGCATTCAATATGCGGAGCCCGGAAGCGGAGGCGTGGATCAAGGATTATGCAGCCCAGGAAATCAAGTACATCGACGCTGCCACAAAACAAACCATTCGCCAGATCACGCTTAGGGCATTCCAGGAAGGATTGACGGCCCAGCAGCAGTCCAAGCTCATTCGGCAGCACATTGGCTTACTGCCTCAACATGCCGTGGCCGTTCGGAACTATAGAGACTCCCTGGAAGGCATCGATCCAGCGCTCAAGGACAAGCTCGTAGACAAGTATCGCCGGAAGCTTCTAAAGTGGAGATCGGACACAATTGCGCTCTCGGAAAGTCACAGTGCTTCGAATGCCGGAAACAGGGAAAGCGTCCGACAGGCCGTTAAACGTGGTATCCTAGACCCGAATGAATATGAAATGGAATTGTTTAATCATGCTGATAAGCGAATCTGTCCGATATGTAATTCGCTTAGAGGATCGAGATGTCCATTGCCAGGGGGCATTTACGGCGGTCGCTCTGGACCCCCATTCCACCCCCGTTGTCGGGACACCGAATTAACAGTCAAAATCGGATCGAAACCGCGTTCTTCTCCTGTATCGGAAATATCTGAAATCAAGCAATCACCAAAAGTATCCAAGCAAACTGTCCAACCAAAGGATAAATTGGCAACACTGTCCATTCCAAGCGAACAATTCCCGGGCATAAAGCCGAGCACGAAACGCGAGACACTTCCGGGAAATGCCCGCATAATCGCGAATCCTGGTGATGAAAAGATCGCAAAAATCACGCTCGACAATTTCAATGCAATGCCCGCGAAACTCCGGGCCGGATGCAACGAAATCGCGATCCTTCCGAAAGCAAATGCAGATGACGCCCGGCTCACCGCCATGTATGGGAAATCTGTCAGAACGGAGGCCGCCTACGATCCAGTTCATAAGCGCATCCTGGGATTCCCGGGCGCCGATGGAAAGACACGTGCTATTGATCAAGGATATATGGCGCATGAATTGGCCCACCCGCTTGATGACAGCATGGGAAAGATATCTGATAAGCTTGCTTGGAAGAAATATGCAGCCAAAGACGGAAACTTTGTAAGTCAATATGCATCAGATTATCACCAATTACATAACAGTTTCAAGGAAGACTTTGCCGATTCGATCAAGTTATATGTCACGGATCACGACAACTTTGCAAAGAATTTCCCTAACAGAGCCGATTATATCAAACGGAAGATTCTATGATCGAAATGGTTTTCATAGGCAAAGATGGTGGCATAGTGAAAAATGCCAAAGACGCCGTCCGATTTGAGCGAACTGAATATGAAGACGAAAAGGTCATAAGCATTTCAATGGGGGAGTTGGTATAGGCTTAACTCCCAAAAATCAGGATGCAACTTGGAGGAAAAACTTAGGAACTTATCCCGCCACCTACACCGATACCGCAATCAAGTGCCGCTATGTTCCCAAACAGAAGACCATTCTTAAAAAGGATGGTACTCTGACTCTCTCCAGCGCCTTGGTCCGATGCGATGAGGCCGTATCTGCGAATGACAGGATAGTGTATCTTTCGAAAGATTCTCTTGTCCTGAATGTCAATCCAATTATCGGTATCGGCGGCGAGATAATCGAATACGAGTGCATCCTGTAATGTCCGCAGATCTCTCTTTTCTGGATGAGCTTCTACTCGGCCTAGATTCCTCCACCTTAGATTGGCTGGAAGCCAGGATCAAGCGCCGCAAAGCATCACCCCATCCAGAAATAACAAACAGAAAGGCAATTATCAGAAAATAGACACGTCGGACCCTTGGCTTGATAGGTCGTTCCCACCTCCTGGTCGCCCTGGGTCCGACCCTCCTTGTCATTAGAGGTGAGAACGAAATGAGAAAAATTTTGTCAATATTGGTTCTCCTAGCCCTGCTTATCATTGGCATGGCCGGAGCTGCCAACTACATGTACGAAAAATCGTCCGTCAAGGGCGTAGGATATAAGAACGCCGAAATGATAGTCTCCACTCAGTGGGGCCAAGCGGGCGTCAAATTGGTTGACAAAGAATCCGGTTCTGGTAATGTCGTTACCGAGAGGACCGAGCTTGAAGCAGAGAGACAGCTCAACCATGATGGCACAGTCATCGGCGGCGGATCATGCAAATTCCCGACCGGCTCCTATGCAATGGACTACATCAACTTCACCAAGGAAGCGGAATTCGAGTACATGCCCGTATCTTACCAGACCGGAACCTATGACCAGAAGTGGGTCGAGAAGCTCTGTGTCCAGAACTACAGAATCGGCGCTGTCTTGACCGAGATGTACACCCATGCCGAACACCTGCAGAAGAGCACGGAGGTTAAGAGCAGGGCTTATGGCTCAACGACTCAGACTGCATGCTGCACTGGTGTCCTTGAGGCTAACCTGAACAGCAATGTGATTGGTGTTGCTCATATCGGATGGATTTCCAGGGACCCGCAGGCCGATAGCCAGCTTAAGGGCAGGCACGCGGAGTATGGCAGATCCGTCGAGGACCTGACTGGTGTATTCTCAATCGAGAAGTTTGTCCAGTTATGGGGCAATAGCACATGCGGCGCAGTAAGTGTTGACTGGCTGCCATGTGTGTAAATTGAGGAAGTAATGAAAGACTTTCTCATTCCGCTTTTGCTGCTCTTGATTGCTCCGGCCATGTCCCACCCTGCCCTGGATAGCCTCCCTACTCAGATCGTTGAGCAGTACAATCTTTCTCAGAGCTACCCATCTGGGAATGTCTCTGACAGATTCTTGGCAGTGATCATCGAGCGAGATAGCCCATTTAAGACGGCGGGAAGTGTCCGTTACGGGCGCGGCGATTGTTCGCCGAGCATCATTCCGGCTGGCCAGGGGTTCAATCTGGCATTCACGTTACAGGAGTTCATCCGATGAAAATTGATCCGGTGGAAGTATGGTGGTTGATCTGATGGTTGACCTGAAATGCGCGGGCTGTGGAGAAATTACAACTCTTCCGGCAATGCCTAAGAAATTCCTCTGTTCGCATTGTGGCGCACCTAATACGCCAGTATCCAAAGATTATGGCTCATCCGAGCAGGCGTGCGGATGTCTGTTGCCCACCGGGTTTGAGTGGAAGCTCCCTGCCGGATGTATCGGAGATGCCGACAATCCCATGTACGTCTCGCCAGATGACGGTATTCCTCTCACCCGCATAGAGTGGATTGAGATCTATGGCTACGATCCGAAGGTCAAGTTGGCTGAGATGAGGCGCAGGGGCAAAGAAGGCGTGCCGGTGTTCATGAACCTGAGCACGATGGGGAAGAAAAAATGAAGCTCCTAATTTGCCTCGTCCTGGTGGCCCTGGTGGGACTTTCTCTTGGCAGAGTGGCTTTGCCCTCGGATCAGATCCATACCGCCCCCTTGCCGGGCTCAATAGGCCTGAGCGGCACAGTGGCCGACAGTGCCAAAGCCATCGATGCTACTAACCCGGAGTTTGGCCTGCGTACTGACTGGGAGATCCCGAACGTTGGGCGGCTTGTGTCCTGGCGTATCACCGAGGAGCAGGAGGATAATGTCGGGGTGCCAACGGCGATTACAAACTTTTCCAATCAGACTCCAGCTATTCCGGCGAACGTGTATAATGAGACCGGGAATGTGACTGGAAATGTGACAATCACAAATGAAACGATGGTGTGGTACTGATGAGTGATCAATTCTATGTAACCAAACCGGGGGGCATCAAGCACGGCGATGGCCCCGGCCCAAAGGATCTCAGCCAGCACGTGAACAATGAACATGTGGCCTTCGAGGGCACGGCTGAGAAAGGCCCCTGGTACAATGCCTATGCATTCTCGGACATCCAGATAGAGTTCTGGCAGGCAAAAGGATGGATTGAGTTCATGGAAAAGAAGGTGGAATAAATGGCAGACATTTCAACAATCGATATCCCAACACTGGCAACGGCAATCTTGACAATCATCGTGACAATTGGCGGCGTACTCGGAAAAACCTATATCAGCAAAGCCCTTTCCGGCGTAACAACTGCTGCTTGCGGCCTATCAGAAGTGGCCACTCTTCTAGTTTCCGTCGGACAGCTCCTGATAACCATCTCCAAGGCCGGAGAAGATGGAAAGCTCTCAGAAGAGGAATGGACCGCGATCAAGGAGCAGGCCCGCGTTATCCAGGCTGATCTCCTGGTACTTCAGGGAAAACTCAGCGCGTTCAAGCTTTAGATAGCGAGGCCGCCGATGCTTAGACCATCAGCGAACCACGCCACAGATCGTAACGACATCTGCCGTTATACATTTTTCGGAACTATTTCGAGGATATGGCCTTGACTCCAGAAGAACAGACACTACTCGCCCGCATGGATGAGCGGCTTGAATTCATCCAGGGCAAGGTATCATCCTTCTGTGAGTTCAAGGATGGCGCTGCAATCGATATTACCACGCTCAAGAATCATTGTGAGAACACCAAGGACTTGCCGGGCCGGGTCGCCTCCTTGGAACTCAAGTATGCGGCCTTATTTGGGGGCCTAATCCTGGTCGCTGCTCTAATTGGCTGGGATTGGCTGAAGTTTGGGGCTATCTGAGGATGGCTTATTGCATTGCCAATCACATGCCCATCGATGAGGCCTATGTCTGGCGATGTCGGGAGAAGCAATGCAGATGGCTAATCGATAGCAAGGATCATGTTGGTGAGGGCAACAAATTGATAACCGGCAACAGGGACCATGTCGTCGAAGCCAACGAAATGGTTAGGCAAGTATTAGGAAATTCCGAATAGTTGGAATCGATGATCCATGATATTTGATGATTTTGTCGAATCCCTTGTTATGGGTCATTTCTCCGATTCGCACCGATTCCCCAAGAAGAAGGTCAAGCGACTCATGAAGGCATTCGAATACTATGCAAAAATGCGGTTTTCGTTTGCGAAGAGAGATCTTGGATCGGAATTCTATCATAGTCATCCCAAAGATGGCAGTACTACGCGCAGACTATAGAAGGTCAGATCATGGATTAAGCGGCATGTCGATTGGCGGCATGACCTCTTTCTCCATGTGATGGGTGAAAGCATGTCAAATCCATTGCCAGATTGCATATTTGCCAGTTCAAACGCCGATGGCATAGCCGATCTAATGCCTGATATGCAGGGCGACTTTCTGGATTATCCGTTGGTATATGGCTCGGTCAAGCGCGACGGTGATTATAGAGGCAAAACAATCTGGTTTGAAACAGACGATTCGCGATTCAATGCACTTGGAAATGCCGTCCTTTATGGCGATGTCTATTGGAAGCTGTGGGAGCGGCCCGACCGAGTTTGGAAAAGTGGCGCGCCGTCGTTTGTAGAGGTCAATTTTTCCACATCAAACGCTCAACCTCGCTGGCGTGCCCTGGAGCAAATAGGCAAGAAGCGCCACCTCTCGCGATATTGGCAGGAACGAGGCATGAGGTGTTGGGTAGATCTCAATGTAGCTCCTAGATGGTGGGAGGAGAATCTTCTTGGTGTTCCTCTTGGCTGGAAAGCTTACGCGACCAGAGTGCACAAAAACGACTCGCTGCAAACGATTACTGATCAAGCATCTTTGGCCGAGTCTCATGCAGGCACAGACAAGATCAAGTTTGCTGTATGGGGGCATAGGAAAGAGATAGAAGCCCTTTGTCAGCGCCAAGGCTGGATATATGTCTCTGAGCAGGCGACCATCTGGCAGAAGAGAGACGCAAGCAAAGCGATAAAGAAAGAATCGCTGCATTCTGAAAAGCAAATAATGATTGAAGATATTAATCCAAGAAAGATCACAGGTACTTTGGAGGATTGGATTCATGCCTAAGAGTTCTGGTGGAGGTGGCTCTGGCGGGCGATCTGGCGGCGGTGCCGGATCAGGTGATGCGGGCCAGCCGGAAAAAGTGGTTAGGACGGCAGAAGAAGCACGAAAAATTCTGATCGGCAAACTAAAAGCAACCCGTAGCAATCTCGAAAAAAGAAAAGCGCAATTGTCAAGCGAATCTCTCCAAAACTCCATTAAATATAAACAGGGTTCGCCTGAACAAATCGCGGCCTCTGCGAAATGGACAAAGGAATATCGGTCCAACAATAAAAAATTGGATATCATGGAACGCGAACTGAAACGCGTTGGATATATACAAGGATTCACCGAGGCGCAAAAGGCCGCATTAAATCAGCAGAGAGCATCTTGGCAGGGACCAAAACAAAAATTTAGACCCGGAAGAAGCAATCCTATCGTTTAGAAATCCACAATCGAATTGCTTCTGTTCCCGCATCTGTGACGTCTCCTCTCCGAAGCGGACGCCCCAATCTTTTCTCAAGTTCTTCATGAAAAAGATGATTCAGATCATCCGGGATCGCGAAAAAGATCCCACGTGGAGTCGTCACTCATAATCCTCCGGGTTCCTGATATGTGATAGCAGGCTTCCATATCTGCTATCCATTTCCTCAATTTCATCATTTTCCAACTGTAGGCAGGGCATCGCGTTCAGGATGTCTTCGCTGAGGGCCAGGACGAGCTGCCTAAGCTCCTCTTCAGAGCCAAGACAATTTTGCCCCTCAATCTTCCCAGAGGCGCGAATGCCGCGCGCACAGATTGCAGATATCTTTGCGAGACTGTTGTAGGTCTCTGAATACGTGGGTGTTGCCATAGACTAGACTAGTCTTCGTTACTATATATATCTTTCGGTGATCTTCCCATGTCTATTCTTCTCGATTATCTTCAGGCCGTTCCTCCGGGCCAAGTCATCCAGGTGGCAGGCCGCGATTTCCTCTTCTCCGGCCTCATCCAGGCGCATGATGGCCGCTGGCTGGTCGTGACCGATGGAGAAGGCATGTACTTGATAGCGATTGATGCGATTGAGACGGTGGAATGGTATCCTGAAAATGCAGTGCAGATTGTTGATCCGGGGATGAACTAAAATGCCAAAAGCTACATGGAACGACTCTTTCCTAGATTCCCTGGCCTCCCAAGCCGCCGACGGCATAGAAGAACTAGCCGAGAACATAAAAACCGATGCCAAAGAGCATTGCCCCTGGCGTGAGGGCATCTTGGCAGGCTCTCATGTCGTGGTCCGCTCCGGCCTGCGCGTCGAGGTGGGAGCCGGTGGCCCCGCCGCCCCATATGCGGTTGTACAGCACGAGCGCACGGATCTACATCATGAGATCGGCGAGGCCAAGTGGCTGGAGAACGCATTCAACCGCCATGTACCGGATATAGAGACCTATGTCAGGAAACACTTGAAACTATGACTACCCTAATAGCTGATATCATCTCGGCCCTGACCACCGCCGGATATAGTAATCTGCGGCCTACGCAGTTCGATCCATATTCAGAGGATCAGATCGTGGTTGGCGAATATGCGGGCCAGGCTCCTATTTTGTCTGTCGATTCGGCAACCCGTCGCCCTGGGATCACGATCATGGTGCGGGATGAGGTGCTTGAGACTGCTTATGGCCGGGCGCTGGATATCTGGCAGCTATTTGCTTGCTCCAAGAGCTTGCCGGGGCATCAGGTTATCCAGGCGACGAATAGCGGGCTGACGCATGATATTGATGAGAATGGGAAGCATATTTTCATTATGAGTTTTTATGTATTTGACTGAATAATGGAGTTGGTATTATGGTTTTAGCGGCGAAACAAGAAGGAAATATAATTTATACAGTTAGGCTACAAATGAATGCTGATCCATACGATACTTCTCGGCAGGGAGAACCGCGGGGAATCCAGAAGCATCTATCTTTTGATGAAACAATTGTCGATAGAAAGACAGCATTGGATTCTATCAATAAATTTTTTGATGAATTGGAAGCACTTTAATCTCCTGGAAGTTTGACGCATTTGTTCTTTCATGGATTATATTTGCGCTTTGTCCGCATCTATCACATGGCATGAATGCAATTATACTCTCAATGTAAATAAGCTTATTTTTATCATCTAAATAATTTTTCTAATAATAATTTTCACATATTTTTATAAACAACAATTTGAGGCCGCAAGGCCATACTTCGAGGTATAAAAAATGACAAACGCAGTATCTGGAATGGAGGGCTCTCTGTGGATCTATACCGCAGATACGCCCGCGTCGATGGTAAAGCTTGGCGAACTTAGCGACCTAAAGCTCAAGATCGATGGCAAAGAGATCGACACAAGCAATGTGGATGATGCCGGATGGGGCAGCTCCATAACAGGTGCGAGGTCCTGGGAGATCACGGCTTCCAACAACCTGATCATGACTGATGCCGCTTATGCCCTGATCATGGCCGCCCTGATCGCAGGTTCGGAACTATATGCCTACATCTTGCAGTCCGGCACTGCCACCTCCTCCCCCGAAGGCTGGGAAGGTGCTTGCGGCGTGACCTCTGGCAGCCTGACTCTGGCAGGCCCGAATACTCAACAGAAGGCCGATTGGACGATCAAGGGACGCGGCGCTCTGGCTGCCATTCCGTGAGGCTAAAGCATGACCTCAGCCGTGAGCGGCCTATCCGCCGCTCTCTTCAGGGATGAGCCGGAGGAGTATGTCATCACACCCGCTCTCGGCTCCAATCGAGATATATGCTTCGTTAGCAAGGGCGGGACAGTCAACAGCGTTGAGATCGTTGTCGGAGGCACAACTGCGCCCCTGTCCGTCGCTGTGGTGGGCGACAAGCTCACGGTCACAAGTGCGAATACGGACGGTTCAGCGACAAGTACAGCCGCGCAGATCGTGGCTGCCGTCAATGCCGATGCCAGCGCATTCGCTCTCTTTGGGGCTCGGCTTCCTCCTGGGTCCACAGGCGCAGGCGTGACGGGCGCGATGTCCGAGGAGCACGCCGCCGATGGAGTAGCATTCACCGCTCTGTCGTTGGCTGATTCCGGCGACCATCTAACATATCAGGCCGCGGCAGGTTCCCGTTATTGGGACCCGGACGAAACCTTGACCATCTCATCCGATGGTTCTCCCGTGACAAGCGGATTCACCGTGAATAGCATTCAGGGAAAAGTAACATTTGCCACTTCCATGTCTGGCCATACCATCACGGCCACAGGCACCCGGCGCTCTCTCCTGGCATTCATGAAGGTGGCAGGACTCTTCGACGGCAAGCTCAAAATCGATGGCAAAGAGATCGATACTTCCTCAGTCGATGACAATGGGTGGGGCAGCTCCATAACAGGTGCGAGGTCCTGGGAGATGACCGCGGGGGCCTTCTACTACAATGGTGCGATCCCACTGGAAGTCATGGTCACAAAGTATCTGTGGAAGTTCTATTCTGTGCTGTCCACCGTGCCGTTTGCTATCGGTTGGGGGATGTTGCGGAACATGGAGAACATGGTTGCCAATCCCAACGATGCCCAAAAGCAGAATGTGACTGTGAAGGGTTCGGGCGAGTTGTATGTGGAATAGGGCATGCTTGTGAATCGTGAAGCAGAGTTCCGGAAATATCTAGCCCAGCATCCTGGGAGAACAATTCGTTTGGGAAAACTACCACAGGATATCTGCGTGGTGATGGAGGACGGTTCGGAAATAATTGTCCTCCCTGGATTCTTGTTGCCTGAATGAATCTATAAATTATTTTTTGGTAATAATAAATGACGAAAAATAAAGAAGACATCGGAAAACCATTCATAACATTGGACATGGACGAAACAAGGGAACTGCGCTGGGATTTCCGGGGCATCAAGACATTTGAGGATAGAGCACGCAACATACTGCGTCGCCAGGAAGTTATTCAGCCCGGAGCATCTATCTACGCGGGTGGAGTGCTAGCAAACTTCATCCAAATGGCGGATATTCTCGAGGCTGCTATAGCCGCTGCAACTGGATTATCTGGTCTCGAAGGTCCGAAGGGCGATCCATCCCCGGCCACGAAAGCCATCCAGGGATATCTCGACCGAGGCGGGAACCTCGACCAGCTCCGAAAGGAGGTCTATCATAGCTATCTGGTAGTGAATGACCCTTCTTCAGTTTTGGACTGGATGAAGAATCTGGAGAGGATCGAGACGGGCAAACAGATCGATCGAGAAGCAGCAGACACGAGAATCGATCAGGCTCGGGCCGAGATGGAGATAGCGAAGAAGCGAGCCGCCGACCTGAAGAATTCTGGCAAAACCTCGCCCGCATCGCCTATGTCGAGTTAGGGCTTCTGCCAGATCAATTTCTTTCTCTCACTGCGAATGAGATGCAGGCTCTTTTGGCCTATCGAAAGCAGGAGAGAGAGCATAAGCAGATGTTGGCGGTCCTGACCGGCTATTCGGCCATATCTGCATTGGCCCTGTATTTCAGTGACGGTTTGCCTCCATTCGAGGAATTTTATAAAGTTCCTGAGAAAGCTAAAGAGTACACTTCTGAAGAATATATTGAACGATACGAGAGCTGGACATGACTACTGAAGTTGGCCGAGTAACCATTGGACTGGAGATCGATCCGTCGAAGATAGCGGCAGGGATGAGTGCCGCCAAATCTACTGCATTGGCCGGGGCAGCCGATATCGAGAAAAGCATCAATAGCAAGTTTAGCGGCGGGCTTTCGGGCATATCGGCTGGATTGACCAAATCCATGTCTGGTGATTTCGGAAGTGTAGGGAAAAATATCGGCCAAGATATTGTTTCCGGCATTGCCGCTCCATTCGGCACTCTGGGGAATGTGGCCGCTTCGGTGGCATCGGCCCTCGGCCCAACTGGCATTATCGCAGGTGCTGCCATTGCAGGAACTGCCCTGATTGGAGCATCTGCCATATCTGCTGCAGAATCTTGGGAAGCCGGCATGGCCCGCATAAGCAAAACAACCGGCATAGACGCCGGAACCGCCGCTTATGCGACCCTGAACAATGAACTCAAGAATCTCCTCACGACAACTCCCACCACCGTAACCGAAATTCAGTCGGTCGCCACCGCCGCCGGATCTCTGGGAATCGCCAAGGGAGATATTGCCGAGTTCACGAAAATATCCCTCGAGATGGGTTCGGCCTTCGATGTTCCCGCCGAAGAGGCCGCATCATCCATTTCCAAGATTCGCTCTCAGATGAAAGTATTGCCTGCCGAGGCGCAAACCGCATCCAGCTTCGCCGTTCACATGGGCAGCGCCATCGATGTGATGGGCAATAATTACAATGCCACAGAGGCCCAAATCCTGGAATTCTCGACCAGAGTCGGCGGATCACTTAGCACGCTTGGAGCGGGCGCATATGACGTGGCCGGCTGGGGCGGAATGCTCACCTCCGTTTTCCCCTCAGCAGAGCGGGCGGCGGGGTCGTTTGATTCGCTGCTCACGAATTTGACCACAAATACGGATGCTCAGGCCAAGGCTTCAGAGATGCTCGGCATTTCGACATCTGATTTCATGGCGGAGATGCAGACCGATCCATCCGAGACCATCCTGAAACTCAGCGATGCAATGAGCGAGTCCAATAATCAACTTGCGGATGCGAAGACTCTCGGCGGATCTTACGGCATGGATACCCTCGTCAAGATGACCGGCCATACCGATGAGTACCGCAAGGCCCTCACAGAAGCGAATGAGGCCGGCAAGGCTGGAACATCCATCCAGGGATCATATGAGCGATCGGTCCAAAACATGCAGGCCCAAATGGGGATGCTCACCAATTCGCTTACCGCAGTAGCTATTGATATAGGCACGCCGATTGTGAGCGCAATTACTCCCGCTATTTCTGGGATTACATCGGGAATTAATACTCTTCGGGGAACTGGCGAGGCGGTCTTTGGGGCCATCACAAGCTCCTCGGCCTTCCAGCAACTTACAAATCTTGGAACCACCATCTCAAGCGGATTTAGTGGCATCGCAGGCTCCCTTTCTGGAACATTCGGCCAAATCGGAACCTCACTAAATAACATATTTGGCGGTGATGCGCTCGGAAATATCACAAATGCATTGCTTATGCCATTGTCGATGTCTCTTCAAGCTGTAAATATGCTTGCTTCGGCTTGGTTCACGGTCCAGGGAGCCGTTGTTTCTGTTGGCGGGAGCATCGCAACCGGAGTTCTTTCAAATATTGAGAAAGTTCTGGCGGCCCTCAAGACCGCAAAAGCATATTTGCAGGCATTTGGAGAGGTTACTGGACTGTCTAAGGCATTTGATGCCGCCCAAGACAAGGTTACTGGCATCATCGATGCGGTTTCGGATATCGGTTCAAAGATATCCTCCGGCCTGACTTCCGCAATCCCTACGGCAATTAGTGGCTTACAGGGCGCTCTCGGTTCGCTGGCAAGCCAATTTTCAAACATGATAACAAACGCCCTAGCGGGCGGATTAAGCCAGGTGGCCGGCGCGCTCGGTCTCGGAGACGTGGCTTCCAAACTTTCGGAGATCTCCACGCGGGCGAATGAAATTCTCAAGACAGATGCGCAGGCAGGAGTTTCTTCTGGTGTAGCCGAAGGCATCAAGAACGGAGTAGAGGCGGCGGGGCCAAGTGCGGCCAAATCGCTCGCAGAAGATTTTGCCAAAGCAAATGAGGATTATGCTAAGGCCCATCCGGGAGGCTATTCGGTCGTCGGTGGCAAGATCATCGGCGGCTCCGATTCCCGAAGTTCGCTCACGGATACCTCAACCGAAAAAATATATTCCCTTCTCGATACCTACATTCTGCAAAATAGCTATGAGAGAGGCGGCGAAACCGGCCTGTTGAGCATCCTATCATCGAGCGGTGACGTGCTGAGCAGCAAATCATATCTCCAGGGCGGAAGCAAGGTAAATCCGTATGGCGACTTCGATGCGGTAAAAGCAGATTTGGAGGATGCGGTCAAGCCCGTTATACTCGACTTGCCTAAGTACATGAAAACGGCAAGCACGGACATGTCTAGTACATTGGCCGACGCCTTGAGTGATGGCGTTATCTCATGGGAAGAAAAAGAGCCGCTCAAGGAACTTGCGAACCAATTGGATGAACTGCGAAAGCTAGATCCAATCGAGTTTGAACTTGCAGGGCTCGACGAAAAGCGTCTTGAGTTGCAGGAGGCGCTCGATGGTATTTCGGTAAAGGTCAATTTAGACAAAGAAGATTTTGCCATATCTGCCGCCGAGTACATGCAGAATAATATGGATCTGTACAAAACCATGTACTCTAAAGGTGTTGTCGCAACCGATACAACCGAGACTTCTTATTACGAACTGATAGCAGCTCTTCGGGAAACAGGTAACCCAGAAGATACTAAGACCGCCGATCGCCTACAGAAGATCGACGATATTATTGCGAGTGGTGACAAGGAACAGCTGGGCCAACTCAAGCCACTGGTGGAGTACACAATGAAAGTCCACCCGGAGCTTGCACGGCAAACTGCATTCCAGCAGCGTATAGCAATTGCTGATGCCGAAATTGCTACAAACTACAAGTTAATTGATGGCAAAGTTACACCCATCGTGACGGCAACCGATGCAACCGAGAAGAATACTAAAGGAACGGAAAAGAACACTGCGGATTCTTTGGTATATCTCGGGGAGATCTACCAGACCCTTGCAGCTGGTGGATTAGGGAACGTAGTAAACAACATATATGGTCAATCCTGGCAATCCACGCCCATAACATCAGATCTTTCCGGTGCATCCAATTGGGCCTCAACCTATGGCATGGGCGCATCGTGGGGCACAGCAAAGACCGGTGCCGCCCTTCCTTCCATGCATGCCGCCAGGGACATCCTCGCTGCCGCCGGAGCTTCCTATCAGCAAGGCGGCGTAACCTCCAGAGAAGGCATAGCTTATCTCCATGCGAATGAGCTGATAGCTTCAAAAGATCAGTTTGCTACAGGCAGCAGCGGCGTCTTTTCCTCGCTAGACGAGTTTAATTCTGCAGTCCGAGCATGTGTGCCGGGGCTGTGGGATTACAATGATGCTCAGACGGCAGCCGTTGGTTCCATGCAGTGGTTGACCAATGATCAGTACTTCAATGATTATCCGGCTCCCACCATAACCGCGCCCACTTCCTACAGATGGTCACAGTATCCGGCTGCTCCACAAGTACAAGAATATAACACAGACGCGATTGCCGTCGCGTGGTTGTCTGATGCGCAAACTTCGATGAAGGATCTATACAATAATGCGATCAGGCAAGCGCAAATAGACTCTATCGGAAACTCGCTGGTCCAGCCCTGGTTTGCCGGAGGAGAGATTGCGCAACCTTCCTGGTGGGTAGAAGCCGCAACCGCCGCGTCGCCAGACTATGCATCTACTTGGGCGGCCAGCAAGGGCGGAACGGGGGAGGCTATACCGAATTGGATATCCAACCCGTCCATAAAATCCAACCAAAAATTGGCTACATCGAACGCTTGGGACGCGATTTACGATAATTCCGGTACTTGCATAGCCTTTGTTGAGCCTGATCCGAGCTTGAAGTTTACACCTGGAAAGCAAACCACAAACACCCTTGACCGGGATGCTTGGAATGCAGTTTATGACAATAATGGAACCTGCATTGCCTATGTTGAGCCGGACTCCAGCCTAAAATTTACGCCCGCGTCTCAATCTACAGGAGTCTCAAATGAATTTTCGGCGCTTACCAAAACCACTGGGAAGATCACAGATTCATTCAGCGTCCTTCTGGGTGCGGTTGACGTACTCGGAGAAGGTATCTACCAGACTGCAAATGTATTGGACAACATTCCAACAGCAACATCCTGGAGTTCCATAGACGCGGACATAAAATCTGGTATCTCCGGAACGTCTGTTAGCGGCGGGAATGCTCTAGTTACCGGCCTCTCGAAGGAAGGCTATGTGCTACAGTATGATCCAAGAACCGACACATGCGAGGGCCTTTCATTCAACCCACCAAGCCCGTCTCTGAAAACGACCGATCCATTCTATCTCGGACTGACCGCAAACAGTCCGGCGTATAAGGATTATGACACTGAGTATGGTTGGGGCGGGAGCGTTGCACAGACCGATAATCCACAGTTGGTGGCATTGCAACAATATGCGGTTCAAGCGGCACAAGCGAGCAAAACCACAAACAGCGTGTTAAGTGGAATTGAAAAATATGCTCAAAAAACGGACGCATCCATAGTGAGCGTGAAGAATCAAGGCACCACGTCCATTGCCACTCTGAAGAGTCAAGACGGAACCCTGACGAAAATCAACGCTAATACTGGTGCGGTAATTAGTACATCAAAAGGCACGGACCAAAACACATCTGATTTGGTGGCTATCAGTCAAACTCAGCTTGGTCTTCAGGCGGCTACGGCGGCGGGATATTACATCAACCAAGAAGGGGCGTTGGTCTACGGTGGATCGTCAAGTTCTAGTGGCGGTTCAAAGGGTGGTAGTTATGGATCATATTATGGGAATTCCTGGTACACTGGTGGAGCATCCGGGCTGAATCAGTATCTTAATGGAGCGGGCGCATCAACGTATCCGAGTTGGTTGGTTGAAGCAGGCGGCGGATTATTCGCCGAAGGTGGTATAGCAGATCGACCTAGCATTTTTGCCGAGAATGGCAGAGAAGCAGCTGTCCCCATCGCGAACCGGGCCGCTGGACTTCGCATTCTACCACAGGTTTTGCAGGAGCTTGGGCTGGGAATGTTCGCTAGTGGAGGGTTTGCAGGAGGGGCGGTGAGCATTCCTTCCCAACTATCAAAAATTGGCACCATGTCGATCGATGCCAGTATCAAAGACTGTACATTCTCTTCAGATATCGATTTCAAGGCCGCCCTAGAAGAACAGCGAACCAAAATCATGAAAGAAATCAGCTTCCTCATGAACGGAGGCGGTAACTGATGCAGTGGTTCCTCACCACCCCAGAAGGCCAAGAATTCGAAGTCGATTGCTCTGATTGGTCCGCCTCTTGGTACTACGAGGCCGGCACCCCAAGAGCTGCCGAGTGCAAGCTCACCGTACCCAGGAATACTCCAGCCCTCGAAAAGCAATGGATCAAGGGAGTAGATGACGGCCAGGTCAAGTTCCTTGGCTACGTCAGCCGCCGCCCAAGCATCTCAGGGGATACTAAGGAGATCCAGGGCAAGGGAGTGGAAGCCCTGCTCTGGGAGCGGCCCTGCCCGCACATCACCTATTCAGCGGGCATTGAAGAAGGATCAGCTAATGCGACTACCCTGAATCATCTTTTCGCCGATAAGCCTCCCTGGGTATGGCCCGATTCCTGGGCCACCTACGAGGCGGCAGGCCTCCTAAATGCGGCTAACTCGCTCATTCCCAAGGGCTGGTGTGCAGTCCTCTCCTCGGCTTCGTCAGGCATCTTTCCGGGCATTTGCACAGGCCCTCGGTATTTCTCGGCTACTGGCGTGATCAAGCTCCGGTACTGCGGAAAGAAATCACGTATAGGAACCTCCGCAATCTACCACGACTGCAACAAGTTCCCGGAGCACACATCACTCACATCTCTAATTGCATCCGATGCACCAGGCATCTACAGGGATGACGTGGACCTTTACATATACATCCCACAAGATGTTGTGCTCGATATCGATTCTATTGGCTTCGGTTACTTCCACGGAAATTTCTTCGCTTACAATGCTTTCGACACAAAGGTCCGACGTGGCACAATTGACCTGGCCACGACCCAGATCACCGCTCCCCTGAAGATCGATCCTGAAAGCATGATAGGAGATATCATTGCCAATATCGCCACGATCTACGAGCAGAAAGTCAGATTCCGCTACGAACAAGATGGCCTTTGCTATATGGATGTAGTGGAAAACTTTGACGATGAGGAGATAATCGACATCTACGAGGAGGATTGCAGCGAGATCAGTTTTTCAGCCGATTCCGATCTGCATCCTGACGCCCTTATTGGCCTTGGATATGGCGATGGGCTGCTAAAGGACATATATTCAGTATTCGATACCAGGCCTGGAAAAGCATGGATTGCGCAGACCGAATCCTTTGAGAACGCCATGCAGGACGCCAATGGTGGGTTGGTGCCATTCGTGGATGCTAAGTGGTCGGAGCTTGTTGAAAAGGAGATTATAGAAGTAACGAGCGATGCTTATGATCATGTTGTACCGGGAAACAATGCCCGACTCCATTTATCCGATGAGCCTGATACCGTCTACCAGATAGCCTCAATAACTCGCTACATGACGAAGCCCAGCACGATTTGCCTGGGCAAGCGATCCAGGGACTTAATTGATCGCTATGAGGCTCAGAGAAATGCATCCAGCACATTTCTGTTCGATGACCTTATCGAAGTCGGGTCAATGAGCAGCAGCGGCGTAATCGGAGTCGGGGATTGGGGCGCATCGGTCGTTCCTTTTGATACTGACAAGCTCTATTTGCCATCACTGGCGAATTTTGCAGACTATAATCCAGCCGCGCTAATCGAGATCACCATTAGCCCACGGCAGAACTGCTTTACTCCGGTCGATCTTTCCTCTCAGTTCTGGCTATGCATGGCCGCAAATAAAGAGGACCTGGACGCTAACCGAGTGGCCTTCTCCGAGACCACGCAATACATGATTGGCGATAGCATACGCATCCCCATGTTGGTCGGCGACTTGCAGGCGAACAATTATTTCCGAGTCTACTGCAAGCTCAATGGTGGCTGGCCTGCCTGGGACCGCTCGCTTGCCGAAATTGTTCAGGGAATTAACACCGATCCGGAAGGAGCTCACGACCGGGACGACTACGTGAGGGGTGTTTGGGGCAGGCACCTAAACAAAGACTTCTATTCATTGCTGGTAAAGCTTGAAAATGATCTATACGCATACCAGATCCTGAATGCCACTGGGGTGGCCTGGGCAGTAGGAAACGGTGATGCAGTTGCCAAGGCTCTTTACTATTCGTTCATTTCAACATCCGGGAGATCAAAGACAATAGTTCTGAATGAGATCCTGAACCCATCTCCTGCCAAAGACCGGGACGATTATGTAAAAGGAGTATGGGGCAAGACACTAGATTCTGGCAGCTACATGCTGCTCATAAGGATGGTAGATGACGCAGATTCATATGCCTACCAGATGCACACCGCAGGCAACCTCAACAGCACGAAGCCCTGGTATTTCGGAACCAAGGCAGCGGCAGCAGCGGCCTTTTATGCGGCGGTAAGTGATGAAGACGGGACCCGGACGGAGTCGGATATCCTGGCCGATATTAATGCACTTACTTTTGCAGTTCCTTCAACCTACTCTTATGAAGTGCATGGTTATGAGGCCGATACCTATCCCATTGCAGCCATAATTGAATTGGCCGATGCGGACGACGGCGGCCTGAGATTAGCCTACCGAGTGCAGACAGCCGAAAGCACCTATACCTCCTGGCAAACGGACGAGAACAATGGGGAAGATATCTGTGTCGCCCTACTGGAAACGGCAGCTACAGATAACCTCCGCACAAGATCAGATATCAGGACCGATATTTCCGACCTGGTATTTGATGACTCCAACGCCAATACTTGGGGTGCAGATCAAATATACGCAGTAGGTCAAACTGTACTACCAGTATTAGCAGAGAACTATTACTACGAATGCACGACCGCAGGAACCTCAGGCGCTACGGAGCCCACCTGGAGCACAACTCCAGGAAGTTCAACCGTGGACAATGGGGTGGTCTGGACTTGCCATGTGCGAGGATATTCATGGCAGGCTTATGGCTATGAGATAGGTGCTACGCCTTCGTTTACAGTGATACAGGTTCAAAATACTCCTCAAGTGCTCGCATATAAGCTAAAGTGGGTAGACGATGAGGAAGAGGATTGGGCCATTGATACCTCATCTGGCGCGGATATCGCATCCAAGATCATGCCAGCCACGCCATATTTTGATGTAAGTTTTAATGCAAAAATCGTTCGCAGGAGGACCATCACATGATGATCAAGATAGGCGATCTGGAAATTACTCGTTTTGTTCAGGACGCTACCATAAAGCCTCTCGGCGGAACCACAAAGCGATCATTTACGAGCTTCCCCGGCACTCGCAGGTACTCCATGCGACATGAGGGAATTGAGCCCAGGGGATGGTCTCTGTCCCTCGTCAGCGTGGATGATGAGTCTGGACTGGATGCCGTACTCGCGGCATTCAATGACGCGGTGGAAGACACAAAATTCTATCCATATTATGCCACCAGATTTGCGCGGGTGCTACTGGCCTCCGCGTGGGAAGATCAATCATACCACTATGCACAAGTCGCCTGGGCGGCAGCTGCAGAAGTCCATGCCACGATTGCCGATCTGTTTGACGACGAAGACGATACCTGGTATCCTCAGCAGAACGAGAAGCATTCGATAACTCCGGCAGGTACAATTGCCGCGCCGCTGGATGAGCTAAAAATAATTGGAAATTATGTGAATGGGGCGCACGTCGAGAGCCCCACCATCAAGATTTATGATGCAGCTGGAACTGCGCTTGAAGCATCGGTGTTGATTACAGATATTCTCCTGACGGATGAGGAGCTGACGCTTGATTACCGCGGCAAAATTACCCAGGTGTATAGCGATTCGTTCACGGACTCAACCAAGTTCATGCAGGACGCCGAGAGCACCGGATGCTCAATCGAGAGCGACGGCTTAAATATTGGCCCGGATTGCTCGGCAGTCTGGTTGCTTTCTGGTCCCTGGCCTCTAACGAAAAATATCGTGATCGAGACCACGGAACTAGTGACGGGAGCGGGCAAAATATACCTCCAGTATTCATTCGATAACAGCATCTGGAGAACTGCAATTTCTAACGACGATCTGAAGGCGGCTAAGACCTGGACTATACCCAATACAGCAGGACATGGAGATGTCTATATCCGATTCTCGGCCACGTCTGGTGGAGATGATGAGAATGAGCGTACCTATGAAGTAATACTTTCAGAGATTACATCAGCGGTTAGGACCCGGCAAGTGGTCGGAGTTTGGGGAAAAACAAACAACGCCGGAGACTACATGCTTTTGGTTAAGCTGGCCACCGGAGTATATGCGTATCAAATAATCGCCGCGAGCGTATCTGATGATTGGCACATTGGCTCGGACTATGAAGCATCTGTGGCGATGTACGCAGCGTCGGTCGTGACTGAGCACACTGATCGGACAGATGCACAAATTTTGACAGACGTAACAACATCAACGTCTACTCGGAAGGGCTATGATGAGGGGTGCCTCCGGGGCGTCTGGGGCAGAACAAACGCCTCTTATATGCTGTTAGTAAAACTAGACAACGGCTACTATGCCTACCAGCCTATGGTTTCGGCCAACGGATCACGGGCCTGGGCAATTGGCACGGCTGCACAAGCTGCTGCTGCTCTGTATGAGTATTCAGACATAGGAGGAGATCGCAGCAATGATGATATTCTGTACGGTATATTGCATTCGACTTCCCTAAAAAATGGTTATGATACTGGATGCCTACGAGGCGTTTGGGGAAGAGTCGATGGATCGGGCGACTATATGTTGCTCGTGAAGCTGGCGGAAGACACATATGCCTATCAGCCGATGGTTGCTGCCAACGGATCACAGGCTTGGGCGATTGGCACTGCCGCGCAAGCTGCATCTATCTTTTATTCTTATTGTGCGGTGCCGACCACGCGAACAGCAACTCAGATCCTGAATGATGTAGCGGGAACCACCAAAAACCGAGATGATATTGTAAGGGGGGTCTATGGAAGAACGATAGGCGGCGGATATGTTTTGATGATAAAGCTTGCTGCTGATACTTACTATTGCTGGTTCTCGGATGGGGCTCGGAGTATTGCATCAGCTTCCGAAGTGGCATCAGCCCTATACAATTCGACTTCTGGTACTCGTTCGCTTGCAGATATATCCGCCGATATCGCAAATACCTCTTGGCCGGATTACAACGATTCGAACAACTATTATACCGTCTATGGGAAATTGGCGAATGCCAATCCTATCGCAAAAATTTTCCAAGTGGAAAACTCTCCACGAGTCCGAGCATACCGAATTACGAACACTGACGGGAGCTATTCATCGTGGAAAATAGACACCAATGGCGGAATATCGATTAGAGACGCCCTGGTTTCCGCCAGCCCGGCTGTGACCAGCCGAACGGTATCGGACATAAAGGCAAGCATATTGGCCGCGGATTTCCTTGATCCCTCTAACCACGAGTATTCTGTTGATGGTCCTTACTCTGGGGTTAAACCCACGGCGATTATATCTCAGGTCCAAGCTTCGCCAAAAGTGTTTGCGTATCGGATCGCAAAGCCGGATGGCACTTATACGAGTTGGGCAATTGATGCGTCATCCGGCCTAGATGTGAGATCTACATTGCTGGATAATGTCAGTACAGGCCGGACAGAAGCGGATATTTTAGCTAGTATCAATGCGCTCGTGTTTTATGATCTGGCGGATTATACCTATTTGGTCTATGGATATGTGAATGGTGCGAGGCCAATAGCGACCGTTACGCAAGTTCAGGCATCTCCGGCAGTCTATGTCTACAAAATATCGCAGGCCAACGGCACCAATACGGCTTGGTTGCTGGAAGCTCATGCCGGGGCGGATTGTAGAGATGCGTTGATTGCTGGGTTTACCGGCATCTCATCCAGAACGCAAGAGGACATTCGGGCAGACATTCTGGACGGCGATTTCAAAAGCCCGGCCTCGCTGTCGTGGATAGTTTACGGATATGAACAAGATCTAAAACCATATGCCGTAATAATCTTGCTGGAAAATTCGCCGAGAGTATATGCGTATCAGATAGATTATCCTGATAGTGGACTATCTACCTGGGCAGTAGATGCGAATAGTGGGCAGACGATTGCAAATATATTATCGCAATATTCATCAACTCCGACCGAGGGCGGTATAATAGCCATCCGCGACATCGAAATTACCCAGGTGCGCCGCATTCCCTGGCGAGAGTTGCCTTTGCTGCCACTCGACGGCCTGGCTCATTGTGTGGAGATCGTCAATGGCCCAGACATCAAGAGTGCGTACCTGAAGGCAACGGGCGAGAGCTTAGGATTGCCTGAGACATTCACCGCGGAAACTGCCACAGGTGGCAAGATCTACCTCAAAGCAGACACCGGGAAATACCTGAGTTCCCCCTGGGGCGAGAATTACGTTACATGCATCGAAGACTCGCCAGTCACTACCTGCGAATTTGAGCTAATTCCTCTTGGAACATCAGGCGACGGGAATACCGTGGGTGCGATCAAATGTCCTAGCGGCCAATATCTGAGTGCATCCGATGACGGCGCAGGTTTCGTTTTGGCTACTGCATTGCAGATCGGGCCAACGGAACTTTTCGAGTTCATTGATCTCGGGAGTGGTCAATGGGCGTTTAAAGTCACATCTCCGGTGGCCACCGAATCACTGGAACTCGATACAGGCGAATTGGATGCAAGCGCATTGGATGGAGATGTGGATGAAGCATCAATTTATGCAGGCAACTACCTGACCGCAGTCTCCGGCACTCTCACCGGCGTAAATCCGATTACTGCAACTTATAGAGACAGATATTCAATTTAGGAGGCTTAAATGGCTGATATTGCAAGTCAAGAAACCACGGTGCTTCAGGGTCATGTTCTGCGGCATGTTCATGAATTGGCAAAGCTCCGAGGACTCCGGGGATGGGGCGTGAAAGCCGAATCAGGAGGCCACGTAGGGCAACATGGAGCTGGAAACATGAGCGTGGATGTGGATGCCGTTGTCTACTATCTGGATGGAGTTGAGACAACGGTGGCCACGACCACTAATGTTGTAGTGGAAGCAGCTCATGCTACCCTCCCAAGGATCGATGTTCTTTACGTCAGTTCTGGCGGAGTGATGACCATCGTCAAGGGCACTGCGCACGCCGTGGCACCTACAGGCGAAACGGTCTGGCAGAAATTCCAGCTCCCTCGCACGCCTGACCTATCGGCCATCGAAGGCGTGATCCTGGCTGAGATCTACGTGCCAGCCGCCGCAACTGCGATCCTGGATGCTCATATCAGGATGCTCGGAGTGCCGGTGTCGATTAGCAGCGCAGGTATCACTATCGTAACCACGGTAGGCGATCCCGGAGATGATGATGAAGTCCCGAGTGAGCAGGCCGTGCGGGAGATGCTGCCAGGGATTACAGCGGGGGTCTCTACATCGATAGCCACTCCCGGAGTTGACACGAAGGTTCCGACCGAGAAGGCTGTCCGAAGTGCAATAGCCCCCATCGTTACTACGATAGGGACTCCGGGGGCGGATACCAACGTCCCATCCGAGCAGGCTGTCAGAGAGGCTATAACGGATGCTGTTGGTGTAGTCCCTCCCGCCACGAATACCGATAACAAAGTGCCGCAATGGGATGGCACAGATAGTGCCACTCTCAAAGACGGACTTTCGCTTGTTACAACCGTGGGCGATCCCGGTAGTGATAGCAGCCTACCCACAGAGCAGGCTGTCAGAGAGGCCCTGGATGAAGTATCTGGCGGAGGTGGAGCATCATTCTGGACGGTGTTCCCCGGAACGCCTACGAGAGTCAGCAATACCTCCTTTTCTGTGACCGATGCCGCCAATGAAAACCTATACGACAAGCAATTCGGACCAGGCACGATCATCAAGTGGGAGAAGTCTGGCGGCGGCTTCCAGTGCGCCAAGATCACCGGCGCAAGCTATTCAAGCGGCACGGTAACTTATACAATCCTCGGGAATACCCTTGCGGCGGCTTTCACGGACATGAAGTACTGCATTAATCCTGTGATGGAAGCGGTATTTATCGTGCCCGGAACTCTTCCTGCATCGGCCCAAACCAACATTGCAAAGACAATTCATCCGGCTCAGGATATCTACATCTTCTCGGCTCAAGCCAAGTACACCACGGCACCGACTACCACGGGCGGAACATGGGATATCAACGATGATGGAACCACGATCTTTGATACCAAGCCGCCCATTGCGGCAGCGGCCAAGGTGGGCACCGAGACAGTCTGCAACAGCCTACTAGCGACAGCAACGACCGCCGTGGCAAAGGATAGCGAGATCACGCTGGACTACGATGGCGGGCATGCTACAACTCCCGGCGCGGATGCCTATGTCTACTTCTGGTACATGCCGGTCTCCTGGAGGTATCGAACTTGAGCCTTGGTAGATTATGGCCCGCTCCTCTATGTGAAGGATTGTTCCACTTGGAAAATGCAAACGATTCCAGCGGAAACTCTAGGATTCTCACAGCTTCAAACGTAAGTTATTCGACTGCAAAATTCGGGGTTGGGGCATCGATGAGCCGATCAAGCTCATCATATTTACGCTCCTATAGCGACTTTGGCATCGATAAATACGCCGAAGATTGGACTTTGATGGGATGGTTCCTTGCAAGCTCATTGACTACAGGAGATCCAACCGAAATCGTTTACTTTTCCGGCGCAGGTGAAACCTATGTTAGGGTCACGTTAAAAAGCTTGAGCAGTGTATGGAATTTACAGATTGCATCTGCAGTAATCCAAACTACTAATTATCCCGTTTCGCTTGCAATAAATACATGGTACCACGTTGCGGTTTCATACGTAGGGTCAACGCGTACTTTGTATATTTACTTCAACGGTGCGTTGATGGGCACGATAGCGCAATCTACCGGGAGCTATGGTGATACAATGCTGAAATTCGGAAAGGATTCAGATTATTGTATTAATGGCCTCCTGGATGAATTCGTGCTCTACAGCAAGACACTTACCGCGCAAGAGATTCGGCGATACTATGCATGGGCGATGGGAAAACTTTGAATCAGGAGGCTAATATACATGGCTGTCCACATTCCAGCGCAGGGCAAATCTTCTCGGCCCGCCTCAAAGCCCTAATGCAATCGCGACGTGAGACGGGCTTACCCTCGCGGCCTGCCAGGAATTGCCGGGCCTGTGGCGAGCTGAGAGCAACCTTCTCTTTACCTTCTGCCAGGGTCTTGATGTGGTCTATGAGGCATTCGGCCCGGAGCTGGATCTTGGTGATCGCCTGCCTCACTCGCCCTTGGTTCACGCGCGACATGGCAGGATACGCCTTCTTTATGCGGGCAATAAGCTGGCGAATGAAGGCATTGGCGAGCAGCAGCCGGGCCACAGGATCTTTCTCGGCCTCTAGGGCCTTCTGGTGGCCTACGACCATGCGTGAAAGCTCTCTGCCCCGGAGGATGCCCATGTCCTTGCAGACCTCGACGAGGAGGTTATAGAGGGCGAGGGTTTCACGGAAAAGGTGATCCATTTCGGAGGCGGGTATTTCGATCGTTTCAAAATTGGCTTCGTGGGATTTCCCAAAAGCTTTTATGCTTTCAGCTAGAACGTTATCGTACGACATTGTGTCCACCAACTCAATGTTTAAGCCAGAGCAGGGATGCCTTCAAAGTTTCCCTGTTCTGCCTTTAAGTCCTCTTCGTTTTTTGCAAAGTATTCTTTGAGTGCATCCTCGACTACCAATGATTGCCCTCTGAAAATACCATACTTTTTTAGCGTGTAGTCTCGCAATTTTGCGGCTACATCATCGCTTAAATTAACTCCTATTTTTGGCATACCAATTTATTCGTTTCATATCTATTTAAGGTTTATTCTTTTCGGATTCTTAGTTACCGAAATATTCAAATACTTTGGAATCTACCTTATGTTTGGTGTGACACAATGAATGGATTGAACTCTGAAATTCGACATAAATCGCATCAAGTAAATGGGAATTGTTGGCCACTCTCTCGATCAGATCTGATCACCGCCCTAACGCGCGGTAAACTCAGACTGTCCCATAAGATTTACACAAGCGATTTCGGAACCTCCGAAGCCTGGCGAGCCTATCAGGCCATATTCGCATAAATCACAATCACAAAAAGGTAACTCGGCATTGGGGTTGCCGATCAGCAGGCCTCGTGCACGGGGTCAAATGCCAAATGCTGATATATGGAAAGGACGAAATTTGAAACAGCAGGCCCGGACGCGGGCTTGTGGATGTGGTCTGGATACTGGTAACGGCTATCCAGATGCAGTCCAATTATGCTGTGGTCTTCGTCCGAGGCGAGCTGCCTGACCTACCGCTGGCAATCGAGCGGGCTGGGAGGGCGGCGATGAAGCCTATCACTTTTTCTTGCTCCTGCCTAGAGAATAAGCGGCTTCAGAATACCTCTATCCACCAAGCACCGAATCACACCCTGGATGGTCTTGCGATTATATCCAAGCTCATCAGCAATCTCTATTTGCATCGCGCCTGATTCATACATCTCTTTGAGCCGGGCCATTGCAGCCTGATCTTTTAGGATGCTCTTTTTGAGTTTGCGTTTTTTGGGCATCTCAGGTTTTTTTTCTGATGGAGTTTTGATATTAGAAGAACTCTTTTTCGTCGATGGCATGATGGCTACCTGGCTACTTGGCTCTACGGCCAGTCGTTCGCGCAGCCACATATCCACCAGTTCATGCGGCCACATGCCCATGCGCGCGGCTTCCAGTCGGATGGATTGATAGAGGTCTGGATTGATGGCTATCCGGGGACTTGGCATGATGGATGGGTGGACATGTGGGTAGATGGATTTTGCGGCTCATTTGCCGTAGTGCTTATTAGGCCATACGGTAAAGCTTATATAGTAATACGTACTAGTATGTATTGCTGAAATGTGAGGTGTGAGAAATGCGAGTGAAATTTGATGAGAAAAATGGATGGAAATGGGAATCTGAAGGATATAATACAGAAGGCAGATATTTCAGTTCTGCGAGAGCGGCGATCGAGGACTATCTGGCATCCACAGATCTGGACGCAGAAATGACGATCGAGGAAGTCGCCCGCGAGGCAGGATGTGAAGAGGAGGTGGCCTAGGATGGCCCGCGATCTCGCCCGGATTGTCCGGGAAGTACGGGACCATGGCGCTTGGCCGTGGGAGTTGGCAATCCAGGAAGGTTATACCGGGCTGGATGGCCCGGATGGTCTTAGGGCAGCCCTCGCAAAAGAGGGTCTGGTGAGTCGCCATACGCCAAACTATCCTGGCATGTTCCCAGGATTCGAGGGCGGTAAATGGTACATTTGGCCGAAGACGCCGGAGGCCGCCAGGAAGTGGAACCTCCCGAATGATATTAGTCTATATCTCCCATCGGGCTTGCTGGCCCGGGAAGAAGATGGATACAGAATGCCCGATGGTCGGGTATTCGTCTCCCATTCCAACGAGGTGATGTATTGGAAAGACGGCGAATATGCCGTCGACTGCGGCAGTCACGCCGCGATAGGCGAACTCGTCGAGGGATATGCCCATAGTGGGGATGGTACCCTGGGGTTCCGCCGGGGAGTGGTTCCTGAGAGATATGTCCCGATCGCAGAGTTCCGCGCCAAGCGTCGCGCTCTTGCGATGTCAGATGGCGAGTACGAGCTTGCCGTTGGAGAGGGCATTCCGAAAGATAGCCTACTCCTGAAAACGGAAATGGCCCGAAAGGCGCGGGCTAAGTTGGCTGGATTGGAGGTGGCCTGACCGCCATGCCCCTTCTCCGGAAGGTCCCTCGGACCATCTCCATTCGCCCGGACCAAGACGAATGGCTGAAGCAACGGCCCACGGTGAAGCTCTCCAGCCGCGTGCAGGATTGGCTAGATGAGCTGATGGCCCGAGAACGGGCCAAATAAAACTTTTTTAAAATTGTTAAACATAGGCCTGCTATTTTCGGGCAAATTCGATTCTAAGATTCTAATCATTCCAAACACTATGGAATACTTTATCGACAATTGCCCGATAGCGATTAATCGTTATCAGCAGAACTTGATGGGTACTTTACAATCCGGAGCGCCACCCCAGGGGGTTCGACCTCAGAAGTATCCTTATAAAAATATCTTATGCATTTTGCGGGGAAGAAAATTAAAAAAGTGCTCGCAAGTTATTCATAGCAACCCTCTTATAGCAAGGTGTGAGATAACGAACCCCAGACACCTCCCAAGATCGCATACGGTTTTCTTTGGAAAGATTACCCACTTGTTGGTATCCTTTTTATCGTACCTCATCCGAACGAGAAATTCATTGGATACTGGAAACTCTCGTCGTCCGGGCACACTCCACCAGTCCAATCCATCCCCAAGATCTCTGTAAGCTCATCTCGGAACTTGCCCGTCTCATTTCGGGCCGCGTCCAGCTCATCATTCAGGGCATTGATTTTGTTGACCAAGCCCTCGTGCGTATATGGCGGAAGTCCTTTGGCGGCCCGCTCGTTGTGGTCATCGTAGCCTTTGATCATGCCCCATCCTTCGAACCCAGATCATTCCATAATGCGTTTTTATCTGCTCAAATTTATAATGTTCTCCGCAAGTTGGACATATCACTTCGGGCTGATCTACCACGATGAGATCGTTGCAATTTGGGCAGAAATTCATGCGTGGCGCTCCAGACAATCGATATAGCAGGCGAGCAGAGCATGACACGGCGAAGGTCCATTGCCCATTGCAATTAGTGACAAATGCTTCTCATTCCAGCAATCACCATCGTATCCAGGAACTATCCTGCTTATTTCGGCATAATATTGGCCATCATCCTCGTATTGTGACTGAAGCAGATGAAGTTCGGTCGCGGCTATGGCCCGTTGAACCTCTCCCTGCACATGATCCCCAAACACATCGTCCGCGCATAGCAAATCCATCCGGCCCAATGCCGCTTGCATGAGTTTCAGGTTATCGTATAGATTGCGGTCCAATGGCCGAAGTTT